GTAAAAAAATTGTAGAAAAAATTTTTTGAAAAAAAATCAGGAGAGAAATTTTTTATAGAGAGAAATATATAATAGAGAGAAACACCATTAAAAAATTTCGCGGAAAATTTTTTTGTTGGTTACCTTATATATAGTAGAGAGAATAATAAAAGAAAAAAATTTTCGCGGGAGAGAAATATAGTAGAGAGAAAGACATATATAAGAGAAAGAAACAAATAAAAATTTCTCTATACCTACCTCTACCCATACCTACATTTTGTCAAAAAATTTTCGCGCGGGAATGATTTAACCTTTAGTGTACCTATACCTAATAGCGTGGTTAAAACATACCTTCAATGTGTACCTACCAGTCAGGTAACAGAACAGGAGTGTAGGCTTATAAATACATACCTAAAACACTTAAACATATCTCTACTATATTTCTATCTCTCTCTTTATTACTATTCATTCTTGCCCGCGATTTTTTTTTCGGAAATAGATTTTTTTTCGGAGAAATATTTTTTTTGGATAGTTTTAGATAGTATTCTCTCTTATATTATTTCTCTATAGTTCATTCACTACCGCGAAAAATTTTTGGGCGGAAATAATTTTATTGATTTCTAATATAGATATTTTCATAAGGGTTTACCTTTTATCTATAGTGTAATACTACCATGTACTATTAACTATAAAATTTTTGCGCGAATTTTTTTTGGGCAATAAAAAAGAAGCTACCTCTCGGAAAGTAGCTTCTTTAAAATCACATAAGAATAAAATCAAAGTTTAGTTTGCACTAATGCATTGTAAGTATAAGAGAACGGACTGACCCATGTCTAAAATAAAATTCTTACGTGATTATGTTTTTATTATACTGTACATATTTTTATTCTGCAAATAAAAAGAAGCTACCTTGTCGCGAAAGATAGCTTCTTTAGTTGCCCGATTTTTTTGGCTGAAAATCAATCGGGTTGGCAAGAAGTGTAACCACAATAGCGGTAGAAGAAAGAAATGTTATATAGGACTATATATTCTTATAGGAGTGAATTAAAAGAATGACCGATTTACATTTTATTATTATTACTACAATCATTGCGAATATACTTTCTTCTATATGTGATTACATGAGTTATTATATCTTATTATTTTTTAAATAGCAAATCATACCTTCCCGCGAAAATTTTTTCTGAAAATTTCATTTTAAGAAAATCAGGGAGTATATCATAGAATTATTTTCTTACAGGAATGAAAATTTCATACCTACATGGAAGTTTTATTATTGTCATGAGTAAATTGTCATGACCTAATAGAAAACTCTCTTAGAACGCAAATAAATGAATTCTGTAATTTAGGTACTAAAAAAGGAAGCACGAAAGAGCTGTAAAACGTGCTTCCTAGTTTGGGAGGGGTAGTCACTAGAATATTGTATTGTTGAAAGGTGGTTAAGTATTCTTAGGAATTATTGTGTGTTGGTTATTAGAAGGCAGGGAACCTTCTAAAGGGGTATAAGGACTGTATATTGATAGCAGGGAGTGAAATTACTATCAATAGTTGTCTTCTAGTGACTACACATATATCATACTACACTACCTTATTATTACGCAAATGGAATACCTCTCCCACGAATTTTTTCAGAAATAATTTCGGGCAAGAAAAAACCCTACAGGGAAATCTCACAAAACCTGTAGGGTAATCTTGTTTTGGCTGAAGGTTGAAACGTAGAAATAACCTTCAGCTATAGTTAAACAAAGGAGGCGAACCACAATGAACACTAGCAACATATCTATGTGGCACACCCATATAATACTAAAAATTTCGGCGGAAGTAAATTCTTTATTTAGTATTCTTTTTCTTCACATTTAGTATGGAATTCTTGAAGCTTAGTAATATACCATTTCGCCTTGTCTAAATCTTGTACATATTTACTAGGGTCTTTATATCCCGCGCGAATAATATATTTCAAAGCAGTATTGCGTAAATGACCTACAAATTCGGGAGCAGTAGAAGTCATTTCCATTAAATCAATAGCTTCAACTCCACTAGCTAGTTTGTAATGCTTAGGGTGATTCACTACATCTTCTTCAGGCTCAAAATCTTCAGGGGAAAAATCGGCGGAAGGAATAGGTTCAGGTTTAACTCGAATGTCTTCAATATCTTCACCCAAATTATCTTCTCTAATGACTTTATGAATTTGGTAAAGACTTTCGGAAATCATAGGAGCGCCATAGAGCCAACCTAACTCTTCAATAGCTAAATTATGTTCATAAGCTAGTGTTTTATTTTCTTCTAGCCAATACTTTAATACTTGAATGACTTTTCCATAGTCATAGGCTTGATGTAAATCTTTATAAACCTTTCTTGCTTGTAAAACTGCTTCAACTGAATTAACCATGTTTTATCTCCTTTTCAAAATTATGTAAAAATAAAGGCGGGAGATTATTCCCGCCAATAAAAACTAGGATAACAATTTCTTATAGTATTCAAATTCTTTCGTATCAATATCAGCTTTTTTGTAACATAACCCTTTATATAACTCCTCAAAATCTTCTTCAAAACTAGGTTCAATAGAAAGAAGCATATCAACACATTCCTGAAGAATAGGTTCATCGTCAATCTTATTGGAATTCATTCTAACCCAATAGATTTTATCTTCAAATTCAAAGACAATTTCATCATCAAAGCTTTCAGCAGATACAAAGACAGGCATGAAACCTTTATTGACTTCGATAATCTCTTTTTGCTCATGTGCTAAAGCCTTTGTCATTTTCATTCTATGTTCGTCTAATTCTAGCAAAATTTTTGCGCGGGAATTAAAATCTTCTTGAATGTATTGAGTAACCTCATCGGCTAATCTACTTTGTTTAGCTTCGTCATATTCCCCGTCATAATATTTACTAGCTAATTCTAACGCGTGTAAACATTCGGCGGAAATATTAGGAACCTTATCACGATTCTTAACTAGCTTTCTCATAGCATGGCTACTAAGAACCTTAAATACTTCTTCTATTAATTCTGGGTTTTTCTTTAATTCAATAAATCGCTTTTTAAAACCTGTGTTGATTAATGCTTCTAGGGAAATTTGTTTGAGTAATTCTGACATTTTCTTGTCCTCACTTTGCTTAATAAAATAGGGGTTATATTATGTGTTTAGTATAATATAAACACCCTTCTTTAGTAAAATTATAAGAAATCAAACCCAAAGTCTAAATTCTCATATTCAAGCGTTTTTAATTCGCGGTCAAAGGTGCTTTTTACTGTAGCGAATTTAGATAACTCTCTACATTCACCTTCACAAGCAATAAGTATAGTTTTCTTACTATTCATTCCCCACCCAATTTTATGTTCTTCTTTATGATATACATATAAAGCTATATCAATTCGGTGCGGGTTTTCTTTATTGAATTCTATACTAACTTCACTTCTTGCCCGCTTTATTTCTAGCATAATTTCGGAAGAATTAGAAAGTAACACCCAATCAGAATTATCGTCTTTAGGTAAAGAACCTCTTAATGCTTCTTTGTGCTTATCAATAAATTTTCGGGAGAGATAAATACCTTCTTTTTTGATTCTATAATCTTCTTCACTAACTCCCGCTTTTTTCAGAATAGATTTAGTAGCTTCTTGAATTGCTAAACCTAACTCTGCATTTCTTCTGAATAAAAGGTAGCGGGTATCTTTATTCTCATATTCAGTTGGTATTAAGTAATAACAATTCATAAACTACCTCTTTTTTCTATGGGTTAAGTAATGTGCCTTCAATTAAATTGGCTACAAAGTACATTACTATCATAGCGAAAATCATAAACATTGTAAAACGCATAATAACCTCAAATAAAGCTAGTGCCATTTTTAAATAAATCGTCTTCTAGTTTCTTCATTTCTCTTCTAATCAAAATGCCTAAGTGACGAATACTTGTATAACTGTTTTTGCCACTAGCATTTAAAACAGTGCAATCAGAAAAATCATTATATCTTCTGTCTTTCAATGCTACATTATACCTATGAATTAATTCATTAATAAATTGTTGTCTTCTATCTAATTCTTCTAGTGTCATGCTTTTATATTTCATACACATTGTTCTACCTCCTCTAAACAGGCTTAAATCTCATCTAAAAATTTTAGGCGGAGAAATAATTGCTTTATACCCTACTTGCAATTTTCTCAAACTCCTCACATTTCATAACAATAATATTTTTTGTTATTGGTTCTTCAAAAATAAAATCTCCTATTTGCATAAATGTAACATTCAAATTTTGCGGGCATTGTAGAAGTAGGCATTTACCTTTAGAGGATTCAATTATAACAGATATATCATTAAGTAGATTTTCAATTTCTACTTTGGATTCTATTGACCCGTCATATTGAATAGCACTTACTATAGGTAAGTCCAATACGTAGTTCATTTTAAACTACTCCAATCTTCGCCAAATAATTTATTCATTCTATCGGCTAAATCACCAAATCTTTCGTTGTGCGCTTTTTGCTTTTCTTCATATTGTTTTTTAAGGTAGTAAGCATTTACTAAAGCTACAATAAAAACAACTACTTGAAAGGCAAGAATACCATAAAAATATTCAGGGAAGAAATAAACTAAAATCGGGCAGATAATAGATGAAACCATAATAAACCTAGCAAGATATATTCTAATTATGTTCATCTTCTACCTCAAATAATCTTTCAAAATCATTCTCTTCAATTAGTAACGGACATTCTTGTCTATCTCTGATGATATAATCTCCCGCGTTTACTTCTTCAAATAATCGCGGGAAATCTGTAAGTTTAATCTTGTCAGTTCTCCCGACATATTCCCATTCAATAGGAGCATAGTCATAGAAAACTTCATCTAATTTATCTTTACATTCAAACGTTCCGTCAAATTGGATAACTTGTAAATCATCTTGAAGATTAAACGTTTTCATTTGTACTTCCAAACCCGCCTTTTCTTTCAACTTTATGTACGTTGTCTTTATTTAAGATAGCATAAGGAATGATAACTAATTGTGCAATAGTAGTACCTTTCTCAAAAGTAATAGGTTCTTTGCCATAATTAAAAATCGGTACTTGGATATGACCTTCGTTACTTTCATTGTTGTAGTAGTCTTCATCAATGATACCTACCCCATTAGCTAAACAGACAGGGTATTTAATACCAATAGAGGAACGTAAATGTAATTGCCCGTGAGTCATATTAGGCATACTACATTTCAACCCCGTTTTTACTAATACAACACAATCAGGTTGAATGGTTGTATCTTCATAGCAAGCAATATCATAACCTGCGGAGTGTTGTGTTTTTCGTTCAGGAATTTTCGCGTCTTCAAAACCTGTAACAGTTTCAAATTTAGATAGTTCATCTTTGCAAGTTTCTTGTAAAATCATGTGTTTTCTCCTTTGTTTATTAATTAAATTTGTGTATTTATTGTAGCAAAAAATCGGGGAATAAGGATAATTAGGCTAAACATACCTCATCTACATCGAAGTAGTCAGGGAAGGCACAATCATTACTCCAACTTGTACAACCTCTATTAAATACTGCTATTCTCTTTGTAATAGGGTTATATTCTTTGAAATAGCGTCTGAGAATATTGCTAGTACCTCTTCGTCTAATAATAACAGGGGTATCTACTTCTACTGCTTCCCAATCTACTACATCAATTAAGTAACTTATACTTGCGCTTCTGTTTTCTTTATCAAACAAAGTCTTTAACTCTTCTATAGGTAAATAAGCTACTTCTTGCGCGCTTTTCTTGAATAGTTCTTCTTTACTAAACCCATACCCATTTAAAAATTTAGTTACAAAAATTTCATTGTCAGTTGTAATAAGTACAAACATAAAGCCTTCGTACCAATAATTTCTTAACAAGTCTTCTGTTGCTTTCTTCATGGTAAGTTCATTACTCCTTGTGCTAAACAATACCCTACTATTACTATTAAAAATAATTTCGCCCAATTACTAAGGAAGCTATCACTTTTAGTTAGTAATATTACTACTACAGATACATATATCCCTATTTTTACAAATTCTTCATTCATTATTTTTCACCCGCATTTTCTCTAAAGTATTTAGAAGCTTGGAATCGTATAATACCTGTTGCAATAGCAATAGTACTATCTAAAAAGAATTGTGGAAGTAAAGTTATTCTAAACCATTTATCTCTGTAGTAGTATTCTACTTCAGGATAATCTGAATGATGACCTACTACTCTTTCTTCGGAAGTTATAATTTCAGGCTTTATAATATCATCGTCAATAACAATAGTTAAAGCACTTTCAAGTAGTTCTCTATTAACCTCTTTTTCTTTAGTAATCTTAATCATCTTTACCTCTTTCTTCGGCTTTTATCATCACAGAAATAATAGCAATTACAACGGCTAGGATAGATATAAAAATACTGTACATACTAATTTCAAAAGCTAGTTCTGCAAACTTATAACCTATCATTATTTCTTCTCCCGATATTGTTTCAAGAAAAATTCTCCCGCGCTATTTCTCACATCATTAATAGCTAACAAGTAGGAAGTACTACCAATAGCATTTACAAAATGTGCAGGGAATTGTTGAACATACCCATTAGGTAATTTAGAGTGTTTATAATCAACAATAAGGAATGAATTACTAAAAGAGATATGCAACGTAGGTTCTACCTCTTCATCTAATACATTAATGGTTAAATCTTTACGGAGTCTTTCAACGCTATCAGTAAAGATAGCGTTGTTACCTTGTTTAACATAAATAAAAAGCGCGAGTAATAAAGCAAATAGTGATACAACAATAGCAATAGTATTCATCGAATTAATTCCTCTCTTTTATGTGCTAATCTAACATTTCTTTTAATTTCTCTGATAAACTCTTCTTGTGCGCTTTCATAAGCTTTCGCATTATCAACGTTTTCAAATAAGAAAAGAGGGATAGTAAAGTTATAACCTTTATTGTTGATAGAATAAATAATCTCTAGCATTGGTATTGTTTCTTTCTTTAAAAAGAATACTGGTACATACTCAACACTTCCACATTTCATAGTTAGTTTAATTCTTAATTCATCAATTAACTTATTAACTAGCATTTTCTCACCCCGTTTTGTTTCATTAGCCAAATTCTAGCTTCTTCGCGAACTTCTTCAAACTTGCCTTTATAATAATCTAAACCTTTACTTTTATCTACTTTCGCTACGGCTCTTTCAAAAATATTACCTTTATCGTCAGTATAACGAACAGTAAAATAAAAATCTGTGTCACTATATAATTCAGGAGCATACGTTCTAATATAATTTACAGTAATTTGAAATACATCGTTATATAAAAGTTCGGCTACCTTATCTAGGAATATTCTTTCTTCAGCAGGAACATATTTAGCATAACCCTTATTCTGCAATTCTTTGGCTACTCTCTCCCCGCTACTATCACAGTCCCATTTGAAAGCATTGGAACAGAATTCACTAACTAGTTTTACTTCATCATCTGTTAGCTTGCCTTCAGTATTAATTTTATCTACCCAAAAATCTGCGCCTTGTTTAAAGTACTGTACAATGTTCATAATTATCACCTTTCTTTAACATATAAAAATAATGTGTTACTACGTTATATACACATAATAACACATTATTTTAAGTCTGTAAAATCAGCTATTATTTATTTTTCAATTCAGCAACCTCTTGTGTGAGTTTTGCTACTAAACTTTCAAGGGAAGAAATTCGGCTTTGTGCAGTTTTAGCTTCAGCAATATAATCACTACCTTTGCCTGTCTTAAATGCAACATTCAATGTATATTGATTTTCAGCACCTAAACTCATTCCCGCGCCAATCATTACACGTTCATTAGGTCGATAGAAAGCGCCAATAGCTACTGCATTAGCGTTTCGATAATGCCCGTAACTGATAGCATAGGAAGCTTTGTCATTACGATTAAAATCGAGCGGGTGAAGACCTGCTAGAGAAGCACTAGAAGCACCTAAACGATTCATTCGCGTATTTACTTGATTGATATTGCTATTCATTTGATTCATTTGTGCATTAATCTGTGTATTCATTTGATTCATTTGATTAGATACACCTAGTTGTGTTTGTTTTAGTTGAGATACATTTACTGCGTCTGTATCATTAACCCCTGCTTGTACATCGTGAATTTGTTGATTACCAACGCTCACATTATTTGTAGTAAATTCAACGTGCTTATTATTGCTATCAGCCACTAAGCCGTTTAAATCTACAGAAGCAGTATCAAGGTTATCAGTATTTTCTAATTTCATACCCTTAGCACTATACAAAGTATTTACTTCATTATTAAATACATGATTACCTTCTTTAGTCATGAAATTTCTTTGCGCGTCATTTACTGTACCTACTTCTACAGATTTCATGTTAGTTAAATCTTTATTTACACTAACAGAAAATTCTTTCCCGCCGTCAATATTTGTTGATTGTTTAACAGTAGTGTTATCACCACTAACAACAGTAGTAAATTTTAATGCATTAATGACTGCATTAAGTTGAGAGCCATTAATTGCGTCAGTAGAAGTACTATCTACTCTACCTGCCCCAACATTGGTAATAGTGCGTTTATAATCAGATACACCACTATAGCCTGCTTTATTTGTAGCACCAACAGAGACAGTACTATTAGCTACTCCGCCTGCAAAATCATATTTTTCACCATTAATATAAATATGGTCTGTAGAGATAGCTTCTTCAGTAGTAGAGTTAGTACCTAAAGCTACTGAATTTTGAACATCTGCTACTGCATTGTTACCTAAAGCTAAACTGTCTACTGCTACTGCTTGGCTATGGGAACCTACAACAACTGCCCCTTGATTTTTAGTTTTATTATTTGAGCCAAAGGCTAACTGTTCTTTAGAGTTATCTAATACTTTATTACTATAACCTACAACAACTCCTTGCCCGCTTTTTACTTCGCCATTGTTAGAGCCAATAACAGTAGAATTTTCTGCTTTAACAGTATTAGTTCTACCAATAACTACTGTACTTTCGCCATTAGCATATGCCCCATTGCCAATAGCAATAGTATCATAAGCATTTGCCATAGCTTGTGACCCAATCGCTACAGTGTACTCTACACTAGCTACTGCATGAGAACCATAAGCAAAACTATTTCTGCCTTTAGCTACGCTATTATTACCACCTGCAAAACTGTTTGTGCCAACTGCTTTGTTGGATTCACCAAACACAATAGAGTTTGCCCCTGTAGCAGTATTCATAGTACCTGCACTAAAAGAAGAAGTGGCGGAAGATTGAACAGTATTTCTAGTGCCAATAGATAAAGAATCATCAGCAGTATTTACATTACTGTGACCTAAATCATTAGAAGCAAAAGATGTAGTTGCTACTACAGATAATACCAAAGTTGCTAATAGTTGTTTTTTCATGTTTAAATCTCCTTTGTAGATATTAAAACTTAGATACTTTGTATCTTTAAATACATAATAACACACATTTCACATAAGCACAAATCACTCAACATAATCTAAAGAAATATCAGCGTCACCTAAATCAGCTTCGCTATAATCTGCTATCGCCAATTTTTTAGCTTCTTCATATGTTACGTTTTCATATTCAAAAGTTAGAGTACCCGTAAACACAACTGTTATAGATACAGAGGGTAGCACTTTACTACCCTCTTTTTGTTCTTGTAATAATTCTTCTCTTAATTCTTCTTCTGTCATTTTATAAACCCGCTTTTTTCAAATCTAACAATAGAGGTTCTTTTGGTTTTACTTTGTGACTAGAGAAATCACATGAGGTTTCTGTACAGTTTTTACAAACACCTAGAATATCTAAATTAAATACTTCAGGGAATACCTTATGTAACTCTTTATAAATATCAATCGCCAAATTCATATGTTCAAAGCTTGCGCGCTTGCATAATCGTTTAGGAAGATATTCAAACCATGCACGATAATTCGCGGTAACAGTTAAATTAGTCATAACCCCTAAAGGCAATACGTATGATAAATACTCTAAAGGAATACCTACATATGATTCATCTGTAATTACTTTTGACGCGGTTTTTAGTTGTGTTTCTACATCACTTAAAAAGCGTTGCCAAGTATCATTTGTGATATATGTTGGTTTTTGCCAATCAGAGTAAACACCATTAATAGTTAAATCTACTCCCCGACTACTTTCTACAGTAGGCTTCAAAAAAATGTGGCGGGTAAATTGACCCAAACACTTAACACTCATAGTTAAATCTAAGGTAGCAAAGCCGTGGTCTAAAATGGAGTGATGACCTGCTTTAACAGATTTAACAACACTCTTCATACTACAATTTGAATGGTAACAATTACTCATAGCATGAGCAATTAATTGTGGACTTGAATTCCCGATTAATTCTGCTTTCTGTTTCATTTTTAACCTACTACATATACATTTAAGTATTTTCTGCCAAAGTTGATAGCTTCATCATAGCTATCTACAAAAATATCAATGACCCCATTATAAGCCATTCTATCTTTCACTACATAATTACTCCCGTTGATATTAAGTACAGTACCCAACGGGAAGTCATTACTAGCTACTGCCCCGACATGAGGATATTCCCCATTTGCCATGGCAGAGCCTGTATGAGTGTAGGCAGTCACTTCATAAGTTTCTGCATAACTCATGGAGTAACTACCTAACAACAACATTAACATAATTAAAAATTTCTTCATATAATCTCCTTACTATTATTACAAGAACATTACTATTATAACATATTAAAGAGATTTACTTATGAACCTTAGATTAAAGCTTTATCAATGTAGGTAATCAACTGTTTAAATTTATCGTGCGTTTCATCTTTACATACATAAGCTATATCGGCGCAAAAATCTACTAACCCATCATCTTGAATATCAACTATAGTGCATAGTACCTCTTTACTAAAAGCGTCAAAGAATTCTTCTGAGAAAGTTTCACCTTCTTCTAAGAAATCATCTAGGTACACGCGAAGACCAGTATTGTCTTCAAGTATTTCTACTTTGTCTACAAAATCTTCACTTACAAATACTGCTAATCTTTGAATACCTAAAATAAATACATCTTTCCCGCTTATTTTTAAGGTGAATTCATCTTTCTTGAAATCACTATATCTTAAAGTAGTTCCTGTGACTTCTGATACATAATCATAGCTAGTTATTGGTTTACTTTCCACTTCTTTTGCTTCTTTCATATAAATCTTATCAATACAAACTAACCCATTAACAATATCATACTCTACGATGATATTTTCATCTTCTAATAACTTTCTATTCTCACTCATATAACTTCGCCCCTACTACTTCAATACCTACAATAATACTTTCATTCATATAACTATCTTCTTCTAAATAGTCTGTGTTTAATACTTTACCCGTTTCATCAATAAACTCTACAACTAAAATATCTCCTTCCAACCTCATTCTAAGGTCTTTACTTGTCTTATTAATCTTATCAATATCTTCTCTATCTAATGTGTTAAGAATATCTGTGTTAAATAAACCTGCGCCTTTCATTTCACTAATAACATCAATAGTAAAACTACCTCTATACCCTTTGTTTTGTAGAGTATATTTAATAGTGCTAACAACTGTTTCATAATCATCTACTGTTGGATAGTAAAACATTTTAAACCCCTCTTCTTTTTAAAGATAACATAGCTTGATTACCTAGCCACAAAAAATTAGTAAATCTAGTTCTATCATACTCAATATTAGAAATACTATCTGTAATGTAGTTTTGTAGTGTTTCAAAAGTTACATATCTTACTTCTTCTTCTATGAATCTACCAGTGATATTATTAAAGAATTCTTTATCTAAATCTCCTTGATAGGAATCTCTAACTAATACTTTTAAAATTCCATTACTTTCATATATAGTTATTAATTCAATATACTCACTACAGTTGAATAATAGAACTGCTACATCATGCAAATTTAACCCTGAATTATAACATTGTACTACAAATCCTCTAAGACCTACTTGGTACGAGCCTAAATCTCTCACTTTAAAGATTAAACTTCTAACCCCTAATCTGCCCTCAAATTTTTTCATTTCAAAATTTACTTCTTCTGACATTTTCTGTTTCTCAGCTTTCTAGGTATAAAACCATATCAACTACATCATTAAAATTCTGCTCTTCTAATGTATCAAGAATTGTTTCATCTTCTTCTATTGCCCGCAATAATCTGCCATAGTAACCTTGACTTTTTGCTAGGTCTTTAATCGCTTCTAAAATTTCTTCTCTAGTCAATTTTATTCAACTCCTTAATATAATTCATATCTACGCAATAAGCACATTCACCCTCTTTAGGGTTTTCTTCAAATACAGGAATTGCAAGATAGGATAAAGCTTTTCTTAACTTGCAGTCCTGAATTTTTTGTTTATCGAATTTACAATCAATGCAGTTATTCATAGCTACATCACAAATATCATATAAAGCGTCTTCATTGTGTCTTTCCACATTTTTCTTGAAGGGTTTATTTTGTATTATTTCTACTTCATAATGATTGACTGCTTTTAATAAACTTGCTTGCTGACCTCTATCAACCCCGCGAATTACTTCATTGAATACTTTTTCTAAATTAGTTTTAGAAGATTTAACCCTTTTAGATAATTCAGGCGGAAGATGAAGAGAAGTAATCATATCATCTAAGGTTTCAATAAGTAACCCTAGCTTCAGGACATTCATTCTATTTCTTTGGTTAAAATATTTAATCACATTTTCAACTCACTTTCTTTACTATCTTTAGTATGTCTTAATGTGTGTACATTGTATCATCAACCCAAATTTTACGCAAATAAAAAGAGGTAGCTATAAAACTACCTCTTTAAAAGATAATCAATTTTTTTGTTTATCTTCTTCTTTATTGTCTACAACTTCTACAGTCACTACTTCTTCTTTCGGCTCTTCTTTTTTATTCAAATCACCCATAAATAACTTTTCAAGTATAGACCCTTGTTGCGGGTTTTTATGTTCTAAAGTATTTTCAACAGTACCATTAGCGTGTACAACTCTAGTTTGTTTTACTACTTCACTATTGGAAGCTTCATACATAGATTTTAACATACCCATATAACGTATGTTGGTATCCATTAATTTATCTACTGTGCCTTCTAACCCGCCATTTAATTTTTCGGTAATCATAGCGAATTGCATACGCTCCATATTGTAATCAACAATACTTTGCATACCTGTCACTAAATCTTGCATATTGCGGGTATCAAATTTCTTGAAGATTTTACTATAAGCGCAAACATGACCTGCTTTATACTCAGGGCAAGTAGCACTATTAAAGCATACATCACAGGATAATTTAGGGAATTTTTCGGAGTAAATTTGTTTAGGTTTTCTTACTGCAACTTGACCTTTAACAAATCTGCCTTTTTTATCGAAGGTAGGTTTAACCCCTGTTTCTTCATAAATCTCATTCTCTAAGGCTATTAAATCTGTAGGAACTTCCTCATCTGCGTCACTAGGACTAGGCAATAACCCCGCAATTTTTTCTTTCACTACATCATCAGGTAAATCTACAAATTCAAATTCGTCTTCCTCTTCTAAGTAGTTATCACGTTCTTTAGTTTCGCGGTCAAAGTTAGTGCCATAATGTAATAAACGTGTATCTCTACCTTCAAAGCAGTTAGTAAAGAATAATTGTAAATCTTCAATTTCTTCTTCTTCACTACTTGTAATAGTACCTATAAACTGCTCATGTAACGCATGAATAGTCATGCAGTTATTAGCTAGATATTCAGCTTTTAAATCTTCCCATTCAGGTAAATGCCAACTTAAAAAGACTGTCATAGTCTTTATGATATACCTTAATTCATCTTGTGGAATATCAGGGTTTACATTGTAATTGATAGCATAATCTTTTACTTCCCCGATATTTTCACTCAAAATGTTCTCTACGAATTCTACACTAGGGAACATTTCCTTGTCTACTTCATCTATTCGTTGCATTACCGCTTTTGGTTTTTGCCAATACATTCTTTTCTTCAATCGTTCTTGAACGTATTTTTCACCTCTACGGAATGAATACAGAGATAATTTGATTGTTTCATCGAAATCTACTTCGCGCAATTTTTCAATATCAAAATCATACTCTTTAAAGGTTCTAACTCTAGGAACTACCTCTTCATCGAATTGATGTTTCTTATAACGTGCTACAATTTGCCCGTTCCATACAGAATATTCGCCATATTTAACCCCTGCAAGCCATGTTGTAGAGTCAACTGTATAAAAAGGTAATCTAGGTAATATAGCAGTACGAGTCATACCCATGCCATGTACTACTGTTCCATATCTCTCCGCCACTTTTAATTTTTCGGCAAGAAAAGATTCTGCACTTTGTAGATTATCTGATACTGCTGAAATACCTACATAAGGGTATCTCTTACAGTACTGCTCCCATGTCAATTTAGTCGCTTCGCCATGCCAAATAAAGCATACAGGAATACCTGTTTCAGCCATGAATGGCTCAAAGTATTTTCTATTCCATTCTTGTACAATATCTGCCCCAACTAAATATTCTAAGTCTAAGTTAGCAATCGCGAAAATATGGTCTGCGTGTTCACGCGCCCAGGTTAAGTATTTGTCTATATGTCTTTCCCATTGTTCGATAGTAAATGATTTATACTTATCATCTTGAATATACGTAAAAGCACCTGAATCTACAAATACTTTACATTCAGCATTAATGATATGATTAATCTTTTTAACGTACTCAAACGATACAAGGAAGTTACGAATACCCATACTGTAACACATATTAAAGAAGCGTTCAGATTCTACCCCTGAATATAACATACTGAATGGTCGCTTAAAGTCCATTAACTGTTCTAACTCTAAACGAATATTTCTTCTGCCCCGTTTTTTTGTTGGCTTTGTTTCCTCAATTTTTTCTTCTTTCAACTCTTCGGAAAGTTGTTTCGCTTTTGATACTACTGCTTTTTTCTTCTTAAATAGTGCCATTATTTACTACCCCGATTTTCATACGATTTACATATTCTGTTTTAGTGTTACATGGAACTTCAACACCTCTACAACGAACACAAGTATGTTCAGCTTCAACCTCAACTTTTACATATTCAGGTTCAGTATATTTGAAAACTAAATCAGCAATTTCTTTAGTCAATCTTTCTTGTAATTGTGGTTTTTTCGCCACGAATTTTACAATTCTAGCGAATTTAGATAAACCTAGTACTTTATGTCTAGGCTTATAAGTTATTTTCACTTCTCCAAAAAACGGAAGCCAATGATGTTCACAAACCGAGGAGAAAGGAACAGTAACAGTTACTTCGGAACTTGCCCCTTCGGAACTAAACACTTTTATATTTTCAGGTTCTTCTTTATGTAATGAATCAAAAATTTCATTCACATACATTTTTGCTACCCGTTTTGGTGTTTCAAAATTGCCCTCTGTAATATCAATACCTAAAATGTTCATAATCTCTTTTATGTTCACTTCTATTTGTTTAATCTTTTCTTCGTTTGTTAGCATAATCACTACCTCAAAATCTACATTTAGAATTAAATTATACTGTCATTATACCTTAAAAAAGGGCAAAAAGAAAAGGTAGTGCAGATACACTACCTTATTTCTTAAATTTTGTCTGTAAATTGTGGAATATTTAAAGAAGGTCTTTTAGCGGATTCTTTATGATAATCACGAACTACAGATACATTCAATTTCTTACCGCCTTTTGTCATAGGAACTTGGCGGGAAGGTTGAGCCTGTTTTACATCAGTCATTCGGTCTGTAATTGGAGTTGATACTTGTAAAGGAGTACCTTCAGGCTTATTTATATTTTTAATAATAGGTTCTTTAATAGGGAACATAATTATTTCCTTTCATTTGTAAAAGACCCTCTTAAAATCTAAGAGGGTCAAGTTTACTAATACTAAGATTAACGACCACGAAGGGCGTTACCTGCTGCACTAAGTCTTTGGATAAAGTTAGAGAAACCTTGTCTACTAGCACGTCTAGCACTAAGGTTTAAAGGTTTTGCACGTTCAGCACGAACAGTAACTGTAGTATTTTTAGTTTTAGTAACTCCTACAGGGAAGCCTTTAGACTTGCCACCTGGTTTTGGAGTAGCGAATACTTTCATTACTTATCTCCTTATTTACGAAGTGGGTTGCCACTTGCACTACGATTACCTAAAAGTTGTCCAATGGTTTTATTACCTAGAGGACCATTTTTGCCTGCATTGCCAAATAATTTTTGACGATATGCGTCGGCTTTAGTTGTTTTTGGGTACTTACCAGAAGCACCACCTGGTTTTGGTGTAGCAAATACTTTCATAGTTTTGGTACTCTCCTTTCAATAAAAGTCAGTACGAAGAGGACTTCTGTGACCTATAGGAATTTATTCCCTGTAGCTGAACTATAACTATTAGGGAACTATACAGAAAGTTTGTTTTGTACTGCACTTTAAGGATAACCTAAAACTATGTAAATGTAAATGTATACTACTATACGCTTTTATAAGTATTCTTAGATACACTTAAATAAGTAGACCATACATTCTCCGCCGTTTTTTCAAAAGCAATAGGGAATGGGAAGTTATATAATACCATATCACTAAATAACTTTCTCATCTTTTCACTTTTTAAGTCTTTATCTATTTTATCATAAGTAAACACTACTTGTACCCGAATTTTATGTTTAATTACTTCTTCATTGATGTTGAGTAGAATATCCTCTACACTATGTCTATTTCTTTTAGTGATTAAAAAGTCATGTTCATAGTATAAGATTAAATCTTCAAGGTTATAATGTTCCGCTTTTTCTATTTCTTCAACGGCTCTGTCATAACCTGTAAAATGACTAAAATATTTAATCATGCAAGCAGTACTTAATGTGTCTAATAGGCTATCACTATCATTCCGTTTTAATTCAAAAGGTAAATGAACTTCCTCAAATAGTAATATATCTTCTTCATGCCGTTTAACCCATTGTAAATCATATACATGAATACTAATAATAACTTCTACATTATAAGGTAATTTTCGCGCCAATTTTTTAAATCGGACTGCTTCATCAAAATTAGTGCGACTACAACGAATGAAAACCTTATTAAGAGGTTGAGTATTCAATTCATAGGATTCTTTGACTACCTCATATAAATCATCTGCAAAAACAAAATTATCTGTTAAAGAATTTACATTTACAGAAATTTGATTATTGATATAAGTGCCTAATAATAATCTAGCTACATCACTTGAAGATTCACAATCTCCACAATCTCCGCACGGAATTTTCCCGTCAATTACATAATCACAGCTAGACCATTCATTAGGAAGAATGTCATATTTTCTAGCAAAACCAATTAAATCTACTTTGCAGGTGTTACAGAAAGGAGCAGAAATAGTAAGGGGTAACCCTGTACTTTCTTGAATAGCTTTGGTTTCAATATTAAAGTATTTAGATGTACAGTCATTATAATCTCTACTACCTTCCCCGCCGATTGCTCCGACAAAAATAGTATCACATTTTTTAGCTTCAGCAACAGAAGAAGCGAAGGCAAGGAATACCTTATTTCTTGATTCTAAATATTGATGTTGAGTATCTTCATAGTAATCATCATAGAACCCGCCATTAGTCCATGTAAATTTTGGTATATTAATCTCTATGAATTCATAACCTACTCTTTTACAATGCTCTTCCGCCCATTTTTTCTCAACAGGATATGACTTTTGATGATAATTGAAAAATAGACAATACCCTTTTTCATACTCTAATTCATTTTTTACATAGTGAGTGAGTACTACACTATCAAAACCGCCACTACATAAAATGACTGCTTTCTTCATTTTATTTCACCCCGACTATTTTGTGCATTTGAATCTGTAATCGCGCCATAAAGTTAGGTGGAATTTTAGTGCATAACCACTCAGGAAGTAATTCAGCAGTTTTACAGATTTTATTATCAGCATAGAACATAGGACTAAATAAGTACACTAAATCTTCTCGATTAGCTTCCTTAATAATACTTAACGCGTATTCAAAATCTTCTTCCCCGCCAATTACACATTTTACTTCATCACCCATTTGTAGATTTTTCATATTGTCTAAGGTGATTTGTCTAAGGTCTTTAATTCTAACCCCGCTAGAAGGACATTTAATATCCATAATAAATTTATAAGTAGGTTTCCAAGGTCTACCATTATTAGGCAACTTACTTACCCCGTTTGTTTCAATACAGGTTTCTAAATAAGGGAATTTATTTACTAATTGTTTAGCAAATTCTATTGTGTCTTTCTGTGCTAAAGGCTCACCACCTGTAATACAGATAGATTTAATACTAGGTGTTTCTTTAATTAAGTTACTTACCTCTTCTATTAAATCTTCAATACTCATTTCCCGCGCGTTTTCTTCCTGTTGTGGTTGGTCGCAATAAATACAATTCAAAGGACAACCATACAATCTAACAAATACAGTAGGCAAGCCTGCTAATGTAGACTCGCCCTGAATTGATAGAAAAATCTCATCAACTTTTAACATACGTTTATAATCTCCTTTTACATTTTAATCAGGAATGTATTCAGCGTATGTATCACGTGTTTCCCATACGCGAACTCTTGATACAAATGTTTCTTTATAAATACCTTTCTCCGCCTTAATTTTATTCAATTCACGTTCGGTAATTGTAAAGATATGATATGCCATAGATTCAGCAGTTGGGTATTCATCTAAACCTTCAACATACGTTGAATCTCTATGGTCGTATAAATCTTCAATATGTTCTTTGTAAATGTCTTTAATATCGCCAAAGTCCATAAGCATATTAGGGTAGTTAGCTTCACCTAAAAATGGGGAACTAAATTCTAACTCAATCATATAATTATGCCCGTGAAGTCTTTTACATTTACCTTTATGGTCTTTCAATGTATGTGCAAATGACGCTTCAAATTGTCGCATTACTTTAAACATTGTGCTACCTCTATTTCATAATTTTTAAGCTAATAACTGTTCTTTCTTCGCCGTTTTCTTTTACAGAAATGAAACCAGGAAGAAGGTATGTATCTAAGCCATGAGTAGATAAAACTCCTCTAGCTTTAATAAATGCTTTTGTTGCTTGGTTTAATGCCCCTGCACCCATAGCGCGTAATTCAACTTCATTGCCTTCTTCGATACTGCTTACGATACAACCACTCAACGTAGATACAGAGGAAGAGGAAGATACTTTTATTACTTGTTCCGTTTTTTTCATCAATTTTTACTCCATTAATAATGCTACAATATGTTTTCTATTAATGAACCCATAATATCGACTGTCATAACTCATAGAAGGGTTATCACCAACAAAGTAGCATAAATCATCTTTAATCATTTTTAAGCGTTTAATAACTAACTTACCTGTTGGGTCACGATATACATAGATTCTTCCAATTTTTGGAGTATCAAACTTATTAAAAAATCGGCGGGAATGTTTTTTCTCCCCGTCTAATAATGTAGGGTACATACTATTACCTACAATGTCTAAATTAGGGAATAAATAATATTTTGTTATGATTGCTAACATAATTAAAACCAATACTACAACAAAAACAATTAAACATTCTAAAGGAATTTGTAAATTAATCATTTTACTAACCTATCTCCTGCCAATTCTAAGAAGTCTGTCACGCTTAAAGTAATCATTCGTTTAGGTTGTTTTCCGTCAATGTGCATTAGATACACAATAGTTGGTACTTTACCTTTAGGACAATCTGAAGTAGCTTGCTCCCACCATTTTTTAATCTGAATTGTTTGGGTATTCTTACATTCAATATGTAAAACAAAATCAGCGTTTGAATCAGCAGGAACTATATCACCTCTAAAGCCTTCTGCGGTTTGTTTATTTTTTGCAAAACCACCACTCTGAGGTGTTCTAACAAATTCTAAGCCTGTAACTTCTTGTAACTGTTTAGCTACTCTACGCTCAAAATCTGCACCTTTGTTGCGGTTTCTTCTCCCGCGAACTGAAGCACTTACTTTAGGCTTTTCTTCTTGTTTCTTTTTTAATTTCATGATAACTCCTTCTACATGATACCATATCTATTGCAAGAAAAGGTACTAGCTATCTAGTACCTGCGTTCTTGCGTACATTAACACTTCTATTTTCATTTTCAAAGTCACTATTTCTGCGCGTTACTTCACGGCTCAATAAAAAGATAGCGTCTTCGATATTAGCAATACTTTTAGATACCATATTTAGCTGATTTACTTTATCGTTCAAAAATTCATGTGCTTTTTTAACTTCAGGGTCTTGATTGATTAACCTTTCTTTCGCCTTTTCACTCATCTTACTTTTACTGTATTCTTCATACATTAAAGCACTAGCGTTATAATACCTTCTTTCGGCGCTTTCTATTACTAATTCTAATCTACCCATTACTGTGCGCTGAAAAATTTTTTGCTGAGTAAAAGCATTAAGCATTTCCCCTAAATCTCTTGTAGTAATATCAGTTAAATTTTTAGGTAACACTAAATACTCTCTATCTATATTTAGGTTATCTGTGTCCATAAGTAAAACTCCTTGCGCTTTTAATTCATCTTCAATTCTTGCAAAATACGGAATCTCTTCGGCTTTCTTTTTTACTTTAATAGTTTTACTCATTGTACACCTCTAAATAAAAATAAATGCTAGTACTGCTAATACAGTAGAGATACCAAAGCATACATAGTAGAACTCTCTCATACGTTGTAATACTTTATCTTCACTATCACCGATTTTTCTAAATTTAGGAATATTTTCGGTAGAGAAAGAGTAGTCATAAGCAGATACTACAAAAATTAACCAAACTGCTATAATTGCTATTAATTTAATCATAGTTATATCACCCAACATTCATCTTTATAATTACAAAATCTACAAATGGAATCAGATTTTCTAGTAGCTTCTCTTGGTGGAACTGTTCCTGTTTCTACACAATCATTTACAAAAGAGCAACCTTCTAAAATCTCCGCGATTTTTTCTTGATTTTCAGGAGTTGTACTATCTACTACAAACTCTTTCAAATCTTGTGTATTTTTATTTTCATATAAAAAGACAACCTTTGTAATTGGCTTTTCACATGGATAAATTAAATCATCTAATCGTAAATGCAACCCAACTTGGAACGCGATTTTTTCTTCTTTAGTATGCTTACTACCACCTTTTAAGTGTTGGTAGTATTCAGCGTACTCTTTAGCGCGTTTATCTCTACTCAATCGGAATAAAAGCTTATTCTTATATTTACTTTGTAAATACCTTCGGTGAGTTTCAATGCAATATACATACACTAAACCCTGTAAAGTATGCTCAGGCTTTTCGCCACTACGAAGACCACTATATTGGTTATCATTGATACTTTTTAATTCTAAGATAGCATATTCGTCACCTAAATCTAAAATGCCGTCTGTATGCCCCTGAATATTATACTCAGCACTCAATACAGGAACTTCATCAAGTAATAGAATACCTGAATCTAGCATATACTTTTGGGTGCGTTCATGGAAGTGCGTTCCATTATCAAATATTCGTTGTGTTCTAGCACTATAGGAAGTCTTTGTGCCTTCCCCTGTTCTAGCGTAATATCTAGCGCGTTTACATACTGCAATTTGTGACGGAGCATTTACATTAAATGCTCTGTCATTATCCTCTTTTTGTAATGTTAAAAGGTAATTATCTAATCTAGCTATAATACCTTTCTTCTTCATATTCTCTTTTAAAAATTCTAATGCCATTCTACTAAGCCTTTCAATACCTCGAAAATTTCTTTTGGTATGACTACGATAAAGGTATCATCTTCAAATATAATTTCTTGGATATTACCTGTTTCATATTTTAAGCGAATAGATTTTTTCGCGGGAATTTTTTCTTCAAACCCTTCTATGTGTTCTTTAAAGAAGAATTCAAAATCATTCCCATTCATAACAATTACACTTTGTTTTTCTATGCAATCATCATTAAAATCTATATACATTAAGGGTGTTCTACACACCTTTAATGCTTCTTTTTGTACTTTCTTCCATGTGGCTAAATTTAACGGGTAAAAATTTTTCGCGGTGGTTTTACATTCGATTAAAAAGGTATCACTTTTTACATCGGCTTTATCTAGTAACGCTCCACTACCTATTACTGTTCTCCCGTCTAATTCTTTTGCCACGCGTTTTTCTTGCTTTATACTTTTATACTTTGTTGTACCTTTTTTAGCCATTGTAAATCTCATTCATTACATCAATAGAATCTAAGAAAATTTGTTCATACCCCTCTTTAATGTCTACATTGATAGCGTCAGGTTGCCACCACATACAGTACTCATCGCCATTTTCTTGTGTACACATATCAGAAGGAAGTACATTATTACAAGTACAAGCTTCGTACCAACTCCCGTCTTTTTCTCTAACAGGCTTAAAGAAGTCACACGATTCACAAGATTTTACATAAGACCCATATCTTGATTTTTCTAAGCCTTTTAATCTTGTGTAAACAGGAAGCCACCCTTTTTCAAATACTTCACACATCATATAACCTTTCTTACATCTTCTCTACAGAAAGTATAAATCTCTACTGAATAAGTATTAGAGCGGTGAGAAGGCATTTTCAAAGAAGCTTCAAAGAATGGATAATGTTTGTAATTAAATCTATGCATTAAATTTACTAAGCCTTCAGCTTCACCTTTACTTGCAATCTTTAAAGGTGATTCTCTTAACTCATCGTATAATTCATTTACTAAGTCTTTAGATAATACCTTCTCTACTAGCACTTTCATTATTTAGTCTTCTCCTCTACCAATAATACTTCTTCCCGCAATTTTTGTATAAGGTCTTCACGCTTTCTTAATTCATTTGTAAATTTGTCTAAGCCTTGAATTTTTTCTAAATCATGGTAGCTATACCACCCGCCACTTTTTGAGATAACTCCTGATACAACTCCAACTAACACCATATCTTTAAATACATCATAGTTTAAAGCAGGAACTCCCGCGGAATTATTTTCATCAAAATAGAAATCAACTTCGCCACTACGATAAGGAATACCTAATTTATTCTTATCAATCTTGTACTTTGTAATCTGCCCTACAATGTTATCTTTTTCTTTTATCCAATCACCTTTTCTTAAACGTAATCTAACTGAATAAGCAAACTCTTTCGCCCTGCCACCAGGTGTATAATCAGGGTCACCATATGCCCCGATTTTACTTCTAAGTTGGTTGATAACTATTAAGGTGAAAGGCTTCTTACCTTCTCGTGCTAATTTGTTATTAGCCATTTGATACTTGATAAAGTATTCTGCTAACTCTTGTTGAGGTGTACCCATTCTTCGACTTTCGCCAATTTCAGCGTCAAGAATTGTTTGAGTAGCTAAACTAGAAGCTATACTATCAAACATACAAACTTGTACTTCACCGCTTTTTTGCCACATTTCAGCAATCGCCAAAGCTTCTTCTAAACTAGCAGGGTTACTGATTAATAAATTGCTAGAATCAATTCCACAAGCGTTCATATATTCAATATCATCAGAAGTACCTTCTACATCAATTAAGCCACACATAAGACCTTTCTTTTGTGCTTCAGCCATAATGTGTAATGCTAATGTACTTTTGCCTGTATGATTTTCCCCGCTAATTTCTGTAACGCGCCCAACAGGAATTCCCCCGTTTAAATCTGCGTCAAGTTGAAGAATACCTGTAGAGATAAATTCTCTCTTTTGTTGGTTCTCTGCTATACCTACTCTAACTGCATTTGCCCCGAATTTTTTATTCATGCTTTCAATTAATTTTTGCATTTCAGGAGATACGGAAGGAGATACATTAACTCCAACCCCTTTTTTAACTTTAGCCATTAATCAATATCCCTTTCACTTGTTACGTATGTTTCATCAATATTACTGTCTTCTATACAAGCTTCATTATAAAAATTTTCTTCCGCCCATTCTACGGCTTCATCTTCAGTTTCAGCTTCTACAGTAATATTTACAAGACCGCTAAATAATATTTGTACATTAAATTCTTTCATTTTGCATTACCTCATTTATTTAGCATTATTTTTCAGTGGGTAATTCTATTTCGCTTCATTGTAAGAGTGTCCTGAATCAGCCTCAGATTTTAACTCAACCTTTAATGATACATTTTCCCCAAAAGGTTTAGCCATGATAGCCATGATTCTTTCTTTAGCTTCTTCTACATATTCTTCAGGACATTCATAAACTACTTCCATAGCGTACATTTTTAATAATGCACTCGACTATATCATATAGCCACTCTCTATCTCCCCGCTTCCATTTAAGGGCTGTAAATTCCCACTACATATTTCAATGTAGCCGTACTCTACTCAGTTCATTTATGAAATAGGCTATTGAGTGGTATCCTATTTCTGCTTTTCGATAGTCTGTGAGGGTTGACCTACTTTATACAAAAAACTATAAATTTCTTTACTTCTAATAAATTCTTCTAAATCTTTTTTGAATTCATTCATTACAATTACAGGAATATAAATATAAGGATATACTCTTCCGTCTTTCTTCTTATCTAATCTTTTAGTGCATTTCTTATCAGGATAAAGTTCATAGATTTTATTTATTAAAGCTTCTACTTCTTCATCACTAAAAGAATTGCAGTATATATGACCGAAATGTTTTCTTTGGTGAAAACTCCCATCATCAATAAAGAGATAACAAAGACCTTCAACATTCAAATTGGATATAACTTCAATTATAGACATTTCATAAACTTCTTTTATTCTTTCATCTATTCTTGAAGTAAAAGCATAACCTGAACTATCTTTTTTATATCCCGATTTTTGAATTCTTAAATTAGAAGTCTTAATCCCATTACTATCTAAATTGGACTTCATAAGTGTTATGTAATCTAAGTGAAATGATACAAACTGAATGTAGCAACTACCGCTTTTATGCTTTACATAACACCCGTCACCCAATTTAGAACTTAATAAGAATTGTAAATAGTTTTTAGTTTTCATAAATAAGTCACTCCCTGCTGATTGACTACACATATAGAATAATGATTTATACTTATTATATCATTATTGTACATGACACACAAAATATTTTTAGAACATTTACGCTTAACCTTTCGATTTTCGCTTTAGTTATCTTGTGTTTTTGTTTTCCAGCATATCGAGGAGTTTATACACGACAAAGATTTTTATATCTTGAAACCTACCAGTTTATCGTGGACTTGAACAAGCATATAACAACGATGTTCTTCAAACCACGGGTCATTTTCTAATCGTACTTGTGCAGATGATACAATATCTGAAGCAGTACCTTGTACCCGCGCATTTGTTGCTAAACGTTCACAATAGGAGCGAATTTTATTATCACTACTATTAATACCTTCTAAGCGTCTTTTTCTTTTTATAATGGTATAAACAAAGCCATGTTTTCGCGCGAATTTTTTATTTTCACGAATCATTTGTGCTACACCCTTATAACTATCAAAGTATTTATCAATGTATACTTGCGCTACATCAACCCCGTTTTTTACACCGAATTTTTTGTATTTTGCTAAATGCTCTTTATCACCTAAATCAATAGGGGCGCTTCTATCATACTTCAATGAATCATATAAAGCACTAGCACTCCCGCCGTATATTAACCCAACCGTATTTACATTTCTGTAACATCATTCAATGTACGATTCAGAGTACACCTTATATTGACTGCCAATTTTTTATAAGGACTTGTTATCCCATTAGCACTTCTCTCAATTTGTCTGAGAAATCTATAAAACTTTCTACTTAAAACTTTTACTTCTAAAGTATTGTTGTATATGTACATTAGAAATTCATAGTAGCTTATTCCCATAAAATCAATTCTAAGTAGTTTATAATTACTAATAACCATTATATTGATATGAGATAAATCAATTTTATTTAAAAGTCTGCTTTTCAGTGAATTCCAAGATTTTTCAGTTATTAAGAATGAGCAAGATAAACTATCTTTTGAGATACTCCCGTCACCCTCAAATAAACCTAGTAGCAAATATGGTAACTGTTCATCAGTAAACTTCATAAATGGAATTTCAAAGTTTTTATAAGACTTTCTATCTAATAAATTTAACTCATCTTTTAACCTTTTGCATAAATCAACACTATAAAATTTGTATTCATAGCATAACTTATGTTCATTTAACTCTTTGTCTTTAGAACCAAACAAGTCGGCTATGTACCTTAAATGTGTTTTATCTTTCTTAGATAGAGATAAACTAATTCTGTAATCATTTATACTCCCGTCAGAATATAACCACCCCATTAGGTAAGCGCCTATATTAGTCATTGGGAATAAATTTTTACTATTAAAAGAGTATTTACTTTTCTTCTCCCGCTTAAATTCTTTAAACGTTGTACCTACTCTTTTTAGGTTAGTTCTAACAGTATCATAAGAAAGACCAGATTTTATACAAATGTCTTTTATTGATTCGCCATTTTCGTAAGCTTTTTTATACGAAACCCAATCAAAGTTTTCTCTATAAAACTTCCCGCGTTTTACTGCGTCATTTATAGGAATATTGTTATCAATAAGTAATTGTTTTAATTTTTCTTCATCATGAAATTTTGGCATTTTCTACCTCCATATATTAGTATAACATAATTATACTATTTGTATGTTGGTAGGTCAATACTCCCCCATTCAATACACTACTAAATTTATCTAAAGAGATACTTCGTGTATTCCTATTATCAGGCTTAATAAGTCTAATAATAAACTCGTTACACCTTCGTCTTTTATTGCTAAAAGGTTTTGGCTCGGTATTACCATATCTTTCGACTTAGGCTCTCTTCAATATACCATAACACTAATAAATTATTTGTTGTGCTTCTATTAGCTATTGGAACCGATATGAGAGGGATTTATACTTCCCATTTTATAAGGCTAGGAAGTTAAGCACTTTCGCTGCCTGTCTGAGGTCAGGGTGTTTTTGCTTAACCGATTTATCGTCACAATCAGTTAACTCAAACATATTAATAGCAGTAGTACCATGAATATCTTTCCCATGAGCGAACATATCTAATAACAAAGGGTCACCACTTAGATGAGCAGTACATCGAATTTCAAGGTTTGAATAATCGACTGCAATAATTTTCTTGCGCTTTTTTGTTATAGGGTCAATACTACCGATAAATAATTTACGGATAGCATAATTGTCTTCATCACCATGCGCCTTTGGTAATTGTTGAAGGTTAGGTGAGGAACAGTTATGAACACAAATTTCAGAAGCAATAAAGTTATGGAATTCCTCTACTTCTAAATCGTAAACGTGTTTTACACCTACTTCTTCAAAATCTACTACTTTATGATTAAAACATAAGTCTAGTGATTTTATGTATTTATTTACTTTAAATCTGCCAATACCTAACTTATTAGAAATAGCATTTACAGAGCCTTCACACTCAAAGAAAGTTGAAATAAATTCTTTTTCATCTACCTCTTTATAACGTTTTTGGTATTCACTAGCTACTTTTTTATAATCAAAATTTACTTCTTTGCATTTCTTTTTAAATGTATCAAAGTCCATATTAACTTTTGTTAGCTTGCCTTCAGCTTCCCGCAACATTTCTTCTAAAGACTGTTTAGTTACTTTTATATGGTTAGGGTGTTCTTCACCTGAAAGCACTCTTCTATTAGAATGACAGAAAGTATAAGTATCAATCTTACCTTCTTTTAATAATAAATTAGTATGAAGGCTAGTATGTTCTGACCTACTCATTAACTCTAAATTATCTAATTTATTATTACTTTTATTGTGGTCTTTGTGGTGAATAACATAATCATAGCAGTTAGAGTTGAATACCTCTTTCTTTATGATTAACTGTTCTTGCATACATAGACTATTAACCCCATAGAGTCTAGGTCTTACTTCTTCACTTCGTCTTAAATGAGATATTTGTTGCTTAGGTTTTAAGTCTTTAGCTTCAACCCATTCTCCCGCCAATGTTCTAATTTTATGGTCAGGTGTACAGATTAAAGAGCCTTTCTCATGTGTTCCCGTACTTCTATAATTTAAAGAAATACATTCTCTAAACCCATTATCTATAACTCTTAAAACTTTGCGGACTTTTAAATTGCCTTTATCATCATAGCAGTAAACCATATCTCCAACTTTTACGTCTTTAATAGGTTTATCTTCGCCAACACATTTTATTAATTGTGACGATTCTATGCACGAAATCCTCCCGCTAGTTGTACCTATCTGATTAAAACTACAATGTGCTTTCCCATCATCATATAATTGACTTTCTAACCCGTCAATAAATGCAGATTTTAATTTTGCTAATCTCTTATACTCTAATAGTAAACTACAAAATTCTACACCTTCCCGCTTTCTTTTTACTTTGTACTCTTTATGAGATAAAGTCCAAAGACTAGCGCTATCTGTACTAGGAGCGCCTGCACTTGTAGTAGATGTAGGTTTAAAGTCAAAGCCATTTTCTACAAAGACTTTCCACTCACCCATAGTTTCATCATACTTCGCCCATAGGTCAGCGATTTTTTTCTGAATTCGTTCTTCAGTCCAATTTTTCTTGCCTTCATATTTTTCTCTAATTTCTTGAATTGGAGAAATACCTTTCTTAGGGTTTACTTCATCAGGCTTTTTAATATCTTTCACATAGCCAAACAGAATAGCTTGTAATTGTTGGTTACTGTTAGGGTTAAATTCTACACCTAAAATTTCGGTCATATCATAGAGAAGGGTTTCCATATCTTTAGTAATGTTTACATTCATTTCATCTAAAGCTTCTCTATCTACTGTTATCCCGCGTTCTTCCATATTGAATAATACAATCATGAATGGAATCATCTTTTTAAAATAGATTTTATCCATTCCGTCTTTTTCTAATTCATCAAGAAGATACATATAATTGTAGTATGTATAGAACGGGTCATCTAAAGCGTAGAAAGCCGATTCATCAATCAATGTTAAATCAAACGTAGCTTTATTCGTTGCCTTTAGACCGAATTCTTTTTTAACTTCAGCAGGTACATTATTAATAACCTCTCCAAAATGTGTTTGTGGAATATTTAAGTTATCACTTGTAATCTGCTTCAACCCATTAGGTGTATTTTCATCTAATAGCCAACTTGCTAACATCGTATCAAAGAAATCTTTTGTAGCAATAGAAATACCAATTCTCTTTAAAACGTGCATATCATACTTTAAGTTATGACCTATAATTCTAACATCTTCACGATTAAAAATCGGTTGTAAATATTCTTGAACTACTTCAATACTTAAATTTCTTTTATAGTCTTCAACTCGTCTATGACCCATAGGGATATAATAGTTATTAAATCTTCCCCATGAAATAGAAATACCTACACAGATAAATTCTTTATTTTCTCCCGCAACTTGTAAAGTATTGGTTTCTGTATCGAAAGCGAATTCTTGAAGGTCTTTCATTTTCTCCACCAATTTTTTTAACTTCGATACAGTATCTACAATAATAGAATGTTCCCGTGTAGGTTTATTATACAGATTATACATTTTTTCAACTCCTTAGATGTGAGGTATAACACTCACCTATGGCTACAATACTTGCTACATTTTGCTACACTCATATTATATCACATACCTATAAATAAAGAAAATAGCCACTAAACCTAATTAGTGGCTATTTGATGATAAGAT